AAAACCAATTAGTATATTAGAAAGATTTATTTTCGCATATACTAATCCAGGAGAAACAGTATTAGATCTATTTAATGGCGCTGGATCCACTATGATAGCTTGCGAAAATACTGGAAGAATATTCAAAGGATGCGAAATTGATCCTGACTATTATGAACAATCAATAGCAAGGTTCACAGCACTTACTGGACAACAATATAATAATAACTTAATAAAATTACCAGGCAACTAAAACAAAAGCAAGGTATTATATTTATAGTGCATTGAAGCCCTATCCAATAAAGGATAGGGCTTTTTTATTTAGAGGAGACTATTATGAAACTAAACTTGGAAAAAATATTTTTTTACTGTATGCTTATTATTGTTAGTGGTAGTATCGGATATGCATTAAAACCTGTTGAAAATGTTGACCAAAAAAGATTAGAAGAACAATATATGGCTCAACAAAAAGCCTGCAATCAAGCTCAATACATCATGAGCAATTACGCTAAAAAAAATTATTACCAACCCAAAACTAAAAAAGAATGGGCGATAGAAAGGATGATGAGCAACTAATGAACAATTTAGCACTTTTCTGCTTCTTATATGCAGAAGAATTTGAAAATAATCAACTGAATGAACTTATATCAAATTTTTTCAGTTTTAGAAACAAATGAAAAATAAACAAGACATACTAGTGGGAATTATAACAATCATTGCAACAATAGGAGCGATGATTTTTTCTCTTAACTATACTTCAAAAGTCTTAACAGAAAATGTACACAAAAATACTGTCCCAATAATAAATAAAAAAGATCCAAAATTCCAAATTAAAAACTGGGGAATGAATAGAACAAGAACTAAAAAAGACGCAATGATAGAAAGAATGATGAATAATTAAAACTCCATAGCTAATTGTTTTACTTGAGGCTTGTAATTCATCTCTAAAATTCTACTGTTGATCATTGCAATTACTTCTAATATTCTTTGATTTCTTTTTTTCTTAGAACCATTATCTTCTGACACATTAATCACAATAAGATCAAAATTCATTTCATAACTTTTTTCTAATTTTTCTCTATCAGTTTTCTGTACCTGTAATAATTTTTTTTCACCATAAATAGCCTTGTAATGAAAAACACCATTCAATTCAAAAGCAAGATTCAATATAGGAATGTCCAAATCCAATTCATAGTCTATTCTTGATTTATTATATAAAATTTCAAAATTATATGTATCAATCAAAACAGCCTCCAATTCAACTTCAAGCTTGCTTCTGTTTGATCCCCAATCTTTGTAATATTTTCTTAATAATTTTGCACATTCTTGACTGCAACAATGTCTTGGTTTATCTTTTATTTGATTCAATTGTTTCATGAAAGATTTTAAACAAACAAAACAGGATACTTCTTGCTGTTTATTCTTAGCATTGTGTGCACAACGTCTAGAACAATAGTGATTAGGATATCTTTCAATTTCATGAAGCTTCTTCAGAAAACTTACTCCACAGTCTAAACAACAAACACTCTGCTGTTTATTATGAAATCTACCCCGACAACTTCTAGAACAAAAATTATTTTTATATTTCAATAATTGACTAAGCGACTTATAACAATCTTTTCCACAATGATCACACTTATAATTAGGTTCAGGCATACACAACTTATACAAATGTGATAAGATAGATTTATGAAAGAACAACGCAAACTAACTGATATTATTTTCGGAATTTTAATAATAATTACAACAACGATTTTTTTAAAAGTTGCTTGCGATTGAGAACTTTCTTGGTATAATTTATTTGATGGTCCTTAATAGCTCAGCGGTAGAGCATTCGGCTGTTAACCGAACGGTCATAGGTTCGAATCCTATTTAAGGAGTGTATAATCCCCATAATTATAAATGGGGATTATTTTCGAATATGGCCTGTTAGTCGAGTGGTTAAGATGCCTCCCTTTCACGGAGGAGACCAGGGGTTCGATCCCCCTACAGGCTATAATAACTCTTTTGATTAATTTCAAAGGAGTTTTTTATTTCTATGGTATAATAATAATGGTGTTATATCGAACTTAACACCATTAGGTATAAATTATGAAACATAATTGTTTGAAATGCGGAAACATTATTCCAGTCAAGATGAATATTGATGGGAAAATTAGAAATTTAGATAAAAGAAAATACTGTATTGAGTGTTCTCCATTTGGTTCTCATAACACCCGAAGTCTACACAAAAATGATACCAGAGTGTCGATGAATGTCTGCAAAGTTTGCAATAGAGAATACCAAGGTGGTCATAGAAAACATAAAGATAAATGCGGTAGATGCTATAGTCTGGCTTACAGAACTAGAACAAAGCAGCAAGCTATCGATTATAAAGGTGGCAAGTGTTCTGTATGTTCTTACGATAAATACATAGGATCATTACATTTTCATCACGTTTACCCTGAAACCAAATCATTTAATATTGGTGAAATAAATTTCAGAAAATTTGATTTAATAGTTGATGAGTTAGATAAATGTATTTTAGTTTGTTCGAATTGCCACTTTGAAATTCACGCTGGTTTAGTTAATGCTGTGGAAATTTATGAAGAACAACAAAAGACATTTCCAAAATATGTCAAAGAAATAAAACCAGAAAAATTTTATCAACCAGTTGTAAAGATCTCAAAAAGACCAGACAAAGAAATTTTAGAAAAATTAGTTTGGGAAATGTCTTGTGTAAAAATTGGTGAAATGTTTGGTGTCAGTGATAATGCAGTTAATAAATGGTGTAAGTATTATGGTATTACGAAACCAGGTCGAGGAGATTGGGAAAAAATTAAATCTGGCAAACTTGACAAACCTTGTGATTAATGTATAATTAGTCTGTAAGTTCATTCTCCCGTGGTGAAACTGGCATCATCTTAGATTTTGGCTCTAAAGTTCCTTGATCGTACTGAGGCGGGAGAATATTACAAAAATTGGCCTCTGTAGCTCAAAGGTAGAGCAATGGTTTTGTAAACCATTTGTTGCAAGTTCGATTCTTGTCGGAGGCTTGGTGATATAATAAAGATATGAACGAAACAATTTTAATTTCAATTTTATTTGCTTTAGTGGCAATAATTTTCGTCTTGATATTTGTCGTAATTTTTCAGATTAAAAAAATCTTTAAATCTTATGATAATAATTTTGAAACATTGAATAAGAAGACAGCGAAAATGGTGGAGTAGATATGAATTTTATTACTGCAACTTGGATTAATTGTTCTGTTATTTTTGTATCTGTTATGGCATTTTCTCTTTATTTCAATTATCGTTTGAATAGATTGATAAAGATGCTTGACTCTATGATTACAGATCGACCAGAATAATCTTTAAACCCATCGATTTCGATGGGTTTATTATTTTAAGGTAAAATAAATTATGTCTGAACGTGAATGGGTTGAGAAGATAAAAAAAGAATGTGTCTTGAATGTTGGCAATTTTGACACTAGATATGCAATTCAGTTAGTTGGGAGAAATGGAAGTAAGATTGGTCTTGTTTCTCTCAATAAGCGTTTTATGAGTGTTGATGTAATTGATAAGTTGAAATATGAGCGTTTCTATGATAATTTTTATTCTAGAAATAATAAGGAATCTCGAGCCCCTTTAGTTATTGATTACCATATAGAGCATAATATTGGTAAAAATGGTTTTAAGGAGCTTTGGGATTTTTATTATAAGAAAGTTAAGAGATGACTTACAAATACACAATACAGGGTGAAAATGGCAGAGTTGGGGGCTCGAATAAAGATTATGATTGGATTTTAAAAGAAAGAGATGCAATTATGAAAGCTTTATTCCCTAATTATGTTTTAGTTGAGAAAATATTAGATAAGCCAGAGCATTCAGTTTATGAATTTAATGGCCAAAAAGTATATTTTAAAATTGAAGAGGAAGATGAAAATGGATAGTGCTGGATGGATTGGTATTATTTTTGGAATTCTCGTATCTGTTTGGGCTAGTAAGAGAGGGTATGCTTGGTGGGCTTATATTTTGGCAAGTCCTATTATCGGTGCCATTGCTTTAGGAATCTTGCCTAA